GGATGACTCTGGTAATAGTTCTACGGTTGAACCGTTTGCTTCTGGTGCTACCTTCGCAGGTCAGCTCGATGACGTTTACATGTTCCAGAAGATGGTTATGGATGCTCTTGTAATTCCGCAGGCTCGTTGGAAAGCTGAAGAAGTGGGACAAGCTGCATATAACCAGGGTGTTGAAGGATCCAATCTTGAAGAAGTTGCATTCCAGCGTATGAACCGCAGACTTCGTAAGAGATTCTCGGATATTATTCTTCAGGTCTTCCTTGTTCATTTGAAGGTTCGTAATTACCCGTCTAAGTTCTTGGATAAGGCTCTTTACAATATTGACTTGAATCCGGCAACTGACTTTGAACGTATGCGTGACTTGGCCATGGCTGAAAAGCGTGGCGGCGTCGTTAACACCTTGTCTCAGTTCTTGCCGACTCCGACAAATATTAAGGGTACTGATGAACTTGGTCCGCTCTTCTCCAAGCAGTTCTTTATGGAAAAGATTCTCGGTATGTCTACTCAGGAAATTCTTCTCAACAGCAAAATGTTGGATAATGAAGTTCGTCAGATGCAGGAACAGGCTGAAGCTGTCGCTGCTGAAGGTGGAGATAAGGGTGACGATGCCGGTGGAGATGACCTTGCATATTAACTTTTATAAATAAGTATAGAGGTTTTAAATGAAAAATTTGACAGAATACGTTAATGACGAAGTTAAGCTTGCCCTTAACGAGAATACGTCCCAGGTTGGACGTACCGACACTTTCTCAGGTACAGATGTTATGGGTCCGCACCATCACGAATTCTTGATTTGGAATGAATTCGGCTATGGCTGGACATCTGACGCTATATGCGAACCGGCTAACCTTAATGGTCCTACTCCGATTACAAAGGTAGGTGGACATACTCACTTGATTCTTAACGGTGTAGTTCAGCCTTGCGGCGACGGACATACACACGTTCTTGAAACTCCGTGGAAAGTTTGTCCAGATACCCAGATTGGTAGTTGCTTGGGTCCTGGTTGCATGCCTGGAAATTGTATTCCTCCAATGGGTCAAGGTTAATTTAAGTTTAACCTTTAATAAAAAACCTGGTCTTTTGACCAGGTTTTATTTTTATGTATTTGCGTTATCGATTGAAGCACCGTTTTGTAGTATGACTTTTTGCGCCCATACGTGACCAACCCAAGTTGCTGCGTTCTTGAATTCGATTGTTCCATACGGTGCGATAATTGTACCAGCATTGGAAGTACCTTGAACACCGATAGAAGCAGTAGCATTGCCACCATAGTAAAGACGGAAGTCGAACGGACCATCACTTCTTTCAACGAGGGTAATATTATTATTCAATACGATATTATTTGCATAAATCATAACTGAACGGTCTGTACCATCTTCAGAAGAACCATTTTCAATTCTGAATGTTGTAGCAACTTCAGTATAGATTGTATCGAAATAATATTTACCAGGATAGAATGTAACAACTTTGGAATTATCTCGGTTATCAACATCCAAACGGTTGTAATGACCAATGGTATATGTACCAGGTGCACCGAATATGTCATTATTGGAATAATCACCAGTGCCAGTCTCTACTGCTTCTGCAGAAATTCCAGGCATATCTGGATAAACTGGATTTTCCCAGGTTTCGATATGGTTAATACGACCACCGTTCTGATAATTATATGAACAGTTCGGACCGCCATAAACAGTATCAATGGTAGTTCCATTTAAAGAAACAGAATTACCAATATATATAGGCTTGTCGAATGTCGAAGGGTTATTACAAGTTATAGCCTGTGCCGAAAGTGTTCCATAGAAATGGTTTGTACTATTTGTTGTAACAGTACAACCTGCAGCGACAGCAATATTCGAATAAATGGTTGCACCATTTTCAACGATTAAGTTTCTACAAGCAAGGTCTTTACTTCCGATGCTACCGCCGTTAATAGTTAAATCAGAAAGACTGTAAAGACTGAAGTTAGCCAAGTAGTTATATGGATAAATATCTGGTTTAACAATCTTATATTTCCACCAATCAGATGTAGCTGTAGCAGAAGTTTCGTCAATTATATCCCTAACTGGTTTATTAGGAATATCTGCTTCCATCCAAGCACTTACACTGAAATTTGTTGCGCTGTGTTCACGTGTAAGCGAAATATTGTAAGCTGTAAAGTATACATCGCCATTTGATGCATAATTGCTAAAATCCGGATTGGAAACAGAACCATCTGGATTATTAAATAAGTATTTAAAATTATTAGAATCTCTATATTCGACATTCGGATTATTAACTATTATTCGTGCAGAACCAGCATGCGGCAATTCTTCTTTATCGTTAGAAATCCAATGTGCACCATCTTCAATTTCTTCTGGATAATAATTATCAATATCTATTAAAAATCTCTGGAAGTATGGAATAGGTTCATCTTGATGATAGAAACGATAAGAACGAGAAGCCGCACTTGTTGCTTCTTTTACCTTTGCAGCTACGTAATCATCTGTGTCATATACGTTCCAAGCATATAATGTTAATTCTGGAGATTGTTCTGTAGTAATATCAATATTAGTATAATCAACATATAACGTTGTATCGTTGTAACTAAAGAACGGACCAGAAATACTAGCAACAGAATCTTTACCGATTAATTCAACATAGATACCTTTTGCACCTGCAACATTATCGGCATAAATTGTATAGAATATGTCATTATTTGTATTTGCGATAATATAATGCAATTCACCTTTTTGGTCATTAGTGATTTTACCGTCTTCTGGAACCATAACGGCACCAGTAATTTGTAATCTATTTAATGGAGTCTTTTTATAAGTCCAGTCTGCTTCGTCAAAACCTTCAGTCTGTGTTTTTACGGCTTCATCAGACCAATATTCATGTTCGAAATTAAGATATGCTCTTACAAGAATATGAGTAGTGATTGGTTCATCTAATTCTTTTACATTTTCAAAAGCGATTGGAAGCGTAAAGGTTAAATGACCGTCAGCGTCAAACTCTAAATCATATCTTGTTGTAGTATTACCGTCTTGTGTTATTTCAACTACAACTGGTTTTGTATAATATGAAATATTCGGATTAGTAATTGTTACCAGAGCATTAGCCGTTGGACTTGTACGATTTAAGGTACCGCCTGTAACAGAAACAAGTAATGGACTTAGCATTTCCGGAGCAGGAACACCGTTTACGTTAATATCAAAAACTAGTTTATTCTTATGTAATTTATCGTCATCTGCAGAAATGTATTGTTTAAATTCCTGATAAACCAGACTTGCCGCATAACCGTCTTCAAAAGGAATAGTTACAGATGCAGTAGTTTCCGCAGATGTATATGTAATATCATAGGATTCATTGGTAGTTTCATCGTAAAGATATGACGCTACGGAAGCGATTTCAACGGGGTCTATTTTACTGTCAACTACATCGATAAATGCGGATAATGAACTATAATAACATGGAACGTTTGTATCTGGATTATATGTATTTACATAAATTCCATCTAGGTCACCGGCAAGATAATCTGTAGTTACACGATTGGTTTCCGGAGATTCAATAGGTACATCATAATCAAATCCTTGACGTTCATTTGGTTCTGGTAAAACTGGATCTTCAGCAGCAGGGTCAACCTGTACTAATTTTGGACCACGTAATATTTTTGGAAGAAGTATAGAATTAAATACTGCTTCTTTGTTATCATCGAAATGAATAGTAATTTTTGAACTATTAAAACCAACTTCAGTGTTATCCTTTTTACAGGACATTAACTGCTTAAAATAGAAAGTATATGCACCGTCTACATACATGAGAAGACCGTTGTGGTCATAAAAACTCAACTTTTCACGTTTACTGAAATCTGGGTCATTATTCGTAATACCATACATAGGAAACTTATCAAAAGATATAGTATTAGAAGTATTGGTATATAAATCATCAATAGTGACACTAAAATCTTCACTATTTAAATACGGTCTAATATCTTCTGTAAATGTAAGTTTAGCCTCATATGCACTAATTTCTATATTTTCTGATATTGTGTAATCCATACTATATTTATGAGATAAGAAAAATCACTCACCGGAAGTGAGTGATTTTAAATAATCAGAATCAGTTAAGAATTAACCTTCTTCAACACTAACGCCGCGGCTACGGTTGATGATAATCTTAACATCGATGAATTCGATTGCACTGATAGGTACGAGTCGAATATTTACGTTCATGATTGTCGGATCTTCCGGATCCTGTGTGACGCTCAATGCGTAAGATTCGATACCTTCAGCTGCCTTAACACGCTGTAAGAACGAGTCAATATCGTTACGTGCGGACGAACGAGTATTAACGGAGTTCTGCATGAAGAGGTACGGAGTCATCATGTTTTCGAGCTGCTTTTCAACGTAGTTCAAGCAACGACGGACGTTGATACGGTTGAGGAGGCTGTTCTTCTTGAGAGCAGTTTTCTGACCCCAAAGAACGACACCATAACCACCACAATCACGGGTTGTATTGACGTTGTTATCGTAGAGCTGACCGATTTCGTTATCGGTGAGACGGAGCAACTGACCGGTTGTGTACGGGATT